TGCGCAAGAGGGTTTGGAAGAGCCAAGGCGCGAAGACTACGACGACGTGACTATGTTTTTGGAAGCGAAGGCGGCAGTTGACGCGCGTAAGGACAAGATCAGGCAGCTTTCGGCTGTGCAGCAGGATGAAATCCAGCAGATGCAGGCGGAAGGGCTTGAGCGGCTTCGTCACAAGGCGACAGTGGAAACACGCGCCTTCTATGAGCATCCCTCTATGCGTGGGCAGTGGAAGGATTTTCCATCCTTCAAGGCCCACATGGACAAGACGAAGCAATGGGCGCAGGAGCGTTTAGGCTACACTAAGCAAGAGCTTGCTTCCATCTATGACCACAGAGCTGCAATCGCGTTAACCAAGGCCCGGCTTTACGATGAAGCTATGGGGAGAGCCAATGCCCGTGTACCGAGAAAAGCGGCGGGAGCGGCACCTTTCACCATCAAGGGCAACGTAACGGCCAGTCAGCAGCAGCGTGGACCTATGAACGGCGCCAAGAGAGCTGAAGTCGCTTTCAAAAAGGCGCCATCCGTGGAAAGCGCCGTGGACTTTATCCTGGCAGGGAAACAGGCCCGGCATTAGATAGGAGGCCGCAGCTATGGCTGCACCAGCAAACACCAAAATCTCAAGCGGTCCCGCGACCGTCCATGAGAAGGAAGATTTGTCCGACATCATTGCTCGGATCGATCCTGATGAAACGCCGGTTTATTCGGCGCTGAAAAAGAAAAAGGCTTCATCGATCAAGCACGAATGGACCGTGCAGGAGCTGAAGGCTGTCAATGGCACGAACATACAGCCGGAAGGTAACGACGCGCCGTTTGAAGCGCTGAACGTTCCGTCGCGCATGTCCAACAGCCTGCAGATCGCGACACGCGCTGGTATCGTGTCAGGCACCTATGATAGCCTGGACACGGTTGGCGGCGAGCGTGAAAGCACTCGCCAGAAGCTGATGAAATCGATGGAGCTGCGGCGCGACATCGAGCTGATCATCACGCAGCATGAAAACATCAAGGCCACTGATCCACGTGAAACAGCCAGCATGAGCGGCTATATCACGAATGTTGATGTCGGCGCTGGTGGTGCTGCATCGTCCGGCGACGGCGTGACTGCACTGGTCCCTGGCACGGATCGCGTGTGGGACACGATGGAAATCATGGATAACGTACTTGAGGATTGCTACAAGGATGGTGGCAGGCCGAAAGTGCTGTTCATGGGGCCGTCGCTCAAGCGGGCGTTTTCGCGCTTGCCGGACGCCAGCATTGCCGAAAATCGCGTTAATATGTCGGCGCCCGTGAAAGAGTTCCAGTTCGTCGGCGCGGCAGACGTGTATTTGTCGGATTGGGGCAGGCTGGAAGTTACGCCGTCGATCCACATGCACGCGAAGTCTGTCTATGCCATCGATCCGAAGTGGATGGCGTTCTGCAGTCTGCCGGGCCGGTTGTTTGCCGCCGAAGATTTGGCGAAGACTGGCGACGCGCGGAAGTTTCAAGTGCTTGCGGAGTTCTGCATCGAGGCACATGCGCCGAAAGCGCATGGCATCCTTGCTGCAGTGACCCGTACCTAAGTTTGAGGCGAGGGAAGAGGCCGGGGGCGGCGGAAACGCCGCCCCTTTTTGAAGATGGCGGAAGGTAAAGAATTTCTCCTGAACGATGACCGCGCGCGCGGCATCCGTGTCATTGGCTGGTGGGAGCCGGGCGATCCGCGCCTGCATGTGCGCGTCGAGCAGGAAATTCCCGACGAACTTTTCACGCATAACCATGAGCTGGCAGCTGACAACACCAAGCATGATCGGCGCCGAAAGAATAAGGTTCTGGTAGCGCGTGTGCCGCAGTTGATGAAGCAGCAGTGGTTGCAGGAAATCAACCTCAATGCCGGGCTGCTGACCGACGAAGAGAACCCCGAAGTTGAACGGCTGATCAAGCGCAAGCTGAACGATATTGATTACCGCAAGCTGCGCACGGGCGGGGGGCGCGTATGACTATCGCCAATCGCGAAGAGCTGGAAGATTTGATGGCGGCGTTTCTGCAGCGGTTGGACGGCGACGACGATTATGATGCGCAAGTTCCGAACCTGATCAAGCTTTTCGAGGCGACTATACGGCCAAAATTCCGCAGTCGCATTCTGAAGGGCCGCACGGCGATTACGGCGTTCGCCGATCCTATAGTAGTGCCTGCTGACTTCCGCGCACCGATTGCGCTGCTGACGTTCGATAGCACTAACACGCTGCGCGGAGAGCTGCCCTATCGCACAGCGCGACAGCAGATCAACGATGAGCTGGACGGCGGCGATCCGGCCGGTTGGACGTTGGAAGGCAGCAACATTTACATTCGCGCCTATCCATCAACGCCTGCAGATTGGAAATATCGGCTGCACTACTACGCTTTTCCGACGTTGGGCGCGGCGGCTGGTGATACGAATGTGCTGCTGACGAACTACCCGAATTTATATCTGTACGGATCGTTGCTGCAGACAGCGCCCTATCTGTATCACGATGACCGCATTCCCACTTGGCAGAAGTTCTTTGAAGATGCGCTGGAGGAAGTGAACGCTGCCAACGATGACGAAGAGTTCGGCACCATGCAGATCAGCATGCCAGCCGAAGCAGTTTAGACCGAAATGCTGACCCTGGGCAGACTGTAGCGCCAGGGCAGTGATGGTGAAACGGCACACCTATTTGCCGGTATGGAGGCCCAAGTGTACGACAATTCTGAGTTTCTTCAGAGGTACTACCGTAAGTCAACGGCGGTCACTCCACATGATAGCAATGAGCTGTCACCACGTCCGAAGGGACTGATTGTGACGGCGACCGGCAATCTGGTGGTGCGGCTGCTTGATAGCACGGTTGATTTGACGCTTGCCGCTGTGGCGGCAAATACGATCCTGCCGTTTCGTGTTAAGCTGGTGAAAGCGACCGGCACGACTGCGACCGTAGCAGCTTTGTTCTAAGGACCGGGCGGGCGTAAGCCCGCCCACTTCCATGCCGATCCTGATTTTTGAAGACTTCAAGCCGGATCAGTTTGAGGATAACGACGAAGCTGCGCAGCCGATCAACGCCAACCCTGACGGTGATGGTTTCACGCCAATCGGGCAGCTGAGTGACACTGATCCGCTTTTTGCTGGCGCGCCAGTGGGTGATGTTAAAGACATCAACATCGGCATTACCTTTCTGCGCGAGATTTACAAATTTCTTTTCACGTCCACGCGCATCTATCGCGCTACGTCTTCGGGGTTGACCGATTTAAGCCGCGCAGCGAATTACAGCTCGGTCTTTCCGTGGGAGAGCCTGCAATACCTCAATGCCATGTATGCCGTGAATGGCGTTGACGTGCTGCAGAAATATGTGTTCGGCGATCCAACTTTTCTCGACGTGGCTGTGCCGAACAGCTTGACCGGGCGCCATCTGGCGACATCGCACGACTTTCTGCATCTGGCGTACACGACTGACAGTGTTGAGGGCAACCAGCCGAACCGTTGGCGTTGGAGCGGCATCGGCTTGCCGGACAACTTCACGCCAGCTCCTGAGACGCAAAGCGACTACCGCGATCTTCCTGGCATGGGCGAAATACGCGGCATTACGGGCGGTGATTACGTCACGCTGTTGCAGGAGAAAGGCGTTCGGCGCGGTGACTTTGTAGGCCCGCCGTCTTTTTGGGTTTGGGATGACATTGCTGATGGCGCAGGCGACGGTGCTGCTTATCACACGATGCACATTAAGGCGCACGAAACGACGTTCTATTACAGCAAGCAGGGCTGGCGTTCTTTCGATGGCGCGCACGTCAAAAACATCGGCCTGGGGCGTGTGAATAACTGGTTTGAGCGCAATCTCGATAAAACGTCGCAAGTGTTCAAGGCGCGCATGGTTCACTTCAGCGATCTGTCGCTGATCGGTTGCGGCTTTATTTCGCTCGATACACCGGACGGCAATATCGACCGCATTCTTTGCTACAACTACGACACGGACAAGTGGACGTTGATCGCAGTAACCGGCGTGCTGACGCTGGGCCTGACATCATCGCGCGGCACGGTCACGTTGGAAGAGCTGGACGTTCTTTATCCTGGCGGACTGGAAACCATTCCAGGATCGCTAGACGATGAATATTGGAACGGTGATCCTTTCCCCATTGCTGGCGTGTGGACCGATCAGCTGCAGGCTTTCTTTGGTGATCCAATGGTTGCCACGCTTTACACGGCTGAGCAGCAGTTCTTTGAAGGCCGTCGCGCAGTAACGGATCGCTTCCAGCTGCTGGCCAAGGGCGGATCGGCCTACCTCAATGTTGGCGTGCGAACGCGGCTGCTACCGAACACGACACAATGGAGCAGCAATATCAACGTCGGGCGGCATGGCGGCTTCAATAAGCGCGTGGAAGGTGTCTATCACAGACTGCGCGCAACGTTCTCAGGTGATTGGCGACATGCGAAGGGCGTGGACGTTATCGAGCCACGGCCGGGCAGCAAGATATGACGCGTGAAGTCCACAGCCGGTCAGGCGTGCCGGACAGCGGTAAGACTGATCCGCGTACATGGGCAAAAGTCGTCAATCAAGCGCTGGCGGGGAAGTCAAATAATGTTGGTGTTAAAGAAGCTGTCAGCCTTGCAGCTCTGCCTCTTACGATCACTGATGATCGTGTCGGCCTCACTAGTTTTATTGGCATTTGTCCACTTAACGATCACGGCGAATTTGTACGTGTGCAGTCTGTTGCCAACGGTTCGTTTGTGGTTGCCGTGACCCAGCTAGCGACAGCGCCGATTGAACCAACAAGCGCTGACTTTCTCTATGTGGTGATCGGATGAATGAGCTGCAGCTGATACAGCAAGCGCTCGACAATGCCGGAAACACGCATGACGTTTCAGATGTGTTGGACATGGTAGCAGCGGGCAAAGCTTTCATGTTCCCGCTCGAAAAGAGCGTCATTGTTTGCGACATGATGCGCTGCCCGAATGAAGATATTTGGC